AATATTGCTTGTCTAAATTCATGCTCTTCTTTCTTTTCTTTTTGATCAATAACTGGTTGCTGATTATTGTATCCACTCTGTGCGGATAATATACCAACTGCTTTGCCAATTAGCTCCCAAGCACGTGTTGCTTTAGTCGGCACTAAAGGTACTGCCATTTCGGGCCCAGCTTCGCCAAAAATTGAAGGCTTATCAGCAATGCCACCATTGGCATAACCATGGCCGTTGCCTAAAAATGAAAGACTAGGACCATATCTGTGCTTGGCATAATTTAAGCCGGCATAGATATTATCGGGCCCGTTAAAGATATCGCCTGCTCCCTTACGCTTATATGCGTCAAAAGTTGCACGTTTTGTTTGCATCAACCCTAATGCAGGTCCTGAGCCATCACCGTCTGGGTCTGCACCAGGTTGTCTAGCTTTTGGATTACCACCAGACTCGGTTTGGATTTGACGTAGAACTTTATCAATCATTGATTTCGAAGTTGATAGTCCAAGCATTCCTAGCACACGTTTAACTGTGCCAGCCCAACGCTGAACTCCTTCGCCACCAATGTTGGGACCTAGCGAACCCTCATCGCCTAGCTTATCTTTAATCCACTTAATTGCTTTGGAACCCAGCTGCTTTTTGGCCAATACTAAAAGTGACTTACTTGGTCCCTTGTCTTTCTTGCCATCAGCATCATGTAGTCCTTTAATTCGGTAAAAGCCATATCCCATTGATGTATCATCAGAAATACGAGATACACGTGCGCTTGGCGGTGTTTCATTAAACATCGTACCCTTGCCAGGATCCTTAACGATACCAACGTGGCCAGCTGCACCCGTTCCATGACCAAAAATAACCAGGTCTCCTGGTATTGTTTTGGAAGCATCTTTGCCAAGATATTGCACGCCTTTTGAAGTCTGCATATCAACAGTAGTACGCCCAATGTTAATACCGAAATGGCTAAGCGCTTGGGCTATCATGCCTGAACAGTCACTTGCTGTTTTAGAAGCAGCACCCATCAGATATTTAACGCCCGTGAATGTCTTTTCAGCATATTTTAAAAAGGCTTCGCGAGTACCACCTTTACCGGCAACGCCGCCTATTGCATCATTAATGACAGTCCACATGGCCTGCGACCAATGATTACCTAGGTCAGTGCTTGAGCGATTACTTAAATCTGTAAATCCTTTCTGCACATCACTGCCAGTAGAATCAACATTTTTAGTGAACATGTCAGCAAAACTCTTAGAGTAATTACCTAGGCTCTTTTCAGCTAACTTACGTAAAGCATCAGGACTAACACCTGAACCTTTGGCAAAGTGTGGTAGTCCCCAACTATTAGCTAATTGTTGGGTCTGATGTCCATTAAGAACTGCATCCCCTTTTTGCAAAGACAAGATTCGGTTATCACCCCGTGGTAGCCATATGTCACCAGATGACTTAATAATTGCTTCTTGTTTCGGACCATATTCAGCATCGTTTACCATAGCTAGAGTGTCACGTGTTAAAGCTCCGTTGACTGTACCGTTAGCAAATTTGACTGGCTTTATAACTGAAGAATTACCACCAAATTGTGATAACACTTTGTTAATCCCGCTAATACCACGATTTAACTGATTAATGGTAGCCTTCATATCACTTTCGGCATAACCAACCATTTTGTGCATAGCATTTTTAAAGCCTGTAGCTGTTGATTTAGCCAACTTAACTACACCATCATGGATTCTCTTCATGCTAGATTCTACTTTTTTCTGCATACTAGAGAATTTAGTAGTTACAGTTTTATGGAGGTCGGTAACTTCTTTATTAAACGTTTTAGTTAAGGACTTAACATCTTTAATAAGCTTGGAAGTCATTGTGCTAAATGATTTAGCCAACCCTGACTTTTTAGCAGTTTTTGAAAGGCTAGTTAACTGCTTATTAGTTGCCTTAATCTCTTTTTGTAGTTTGTTCAGCGATTTAGTACCACTAACTTTAACAGTTACCTTTTTCTTGGTATTTTTGATACCTTTAATCGCTTTAGCCAGCTTGTTAACTTCTTTAGTACCGCTAACTTTTGCTGAAACGCTAACTGACCTAGAACTAATTCCTGAACCTGCAGATACAGATGATGAACCTGAACTGGTGCTATAACCTACCCGACTAGTTGACGTACTTGCACGTCTAGTTCTAGTGGTCTTAGTTCGTTTAGGAGCTGTTGTGAGAGCCTTAAACTGGCTATTGCTAATCCATACTGACTTTCCAATTCTACGATTAGCGCCTACTAGAAGTCCCTGGTCAACTAGAGTTTGACCAGGATGCATATTAGGCTTTTGGACCGCTTTTTTAGTCTCTTTGTATTTTTTGCTTAGTTCATTAAACTGAGTCGTTAAGCGACTAACTTCATTAGTGTTGCCCTTTTTTAAAGCTCTAGAAATACGTTCTCCAAGTTTATCTAATTGTTTCCTCTGAGCTTTCGCCTTTGATTTAGCCTGGGCACGCTTTTTCTCTTCGGCCAAATCTTTCTTGCTACGTCTACGGTCTAATTTATCACGGTGTTGCTTATCTTCTTGACGTTTACGATCACGCTTTTTAATCTCTTCATTAATCAGCTTGATTATTTTACTTTCGTCAAAGGCACTAGCAGGCACACGTGTTGTACCTTCGGCTAAACGGAGTGGTTTACCGAATATCTTAGCCATATCGCTTGCCTTAATCACATCTTGATCAGGTCTTAAAAATCGCTTAACATAGCGTCCATTAATCAACTCGATACTGCCGTCAGGATTTAAAATACCTTCACGGTTGCCAGTTTCAGGGCTGTCATTTCCATCATTAAGGATAGCAGGTACACCATAGCGCTCGCGCCAATCTGTCCCATTAGCGAAATGTAAGTAATCAACAGTCTTTTTGCCGCCACCGAAAGCATGGATGACATCATTGAATCCACCAATAATGTTATTGACAGACCCCGTCCAATTGTCCTTTATGGATTTGCCGAATGATTTAAAGTCCTTTAAAATACCTTGCCAGAAATCACCCCACTTTTTACCAAAGTCTTTACTAAAGTCATGCCAGCGGCTCTTCATATCTTTTAGCGCTGTGCTAAAAAACTTGCCCTTTTTAAATGCACTAACATAGCGGTTAGAGTTAACTGATTTCCAAAAACCATTCCATTTAGACCCAAAGTCAGTGCTAAAAGACTTCCAGCGACTCTTCATGTCTTTTAGTGCAACTTGCAAAAACTTACCTTTTTGGAAAGCTTTTACATAGCGGTTAGAGTTAACTGATTTCCAAAAGTTACCCCAATTTTTACTGAAATCTTTGTAAAATTTCTTACTATTTTTATTGCTAGTATTAACAAAATTTTTCCAATTTTTGTGAATGTCCTTAGTGGACACTTTCAAAAAGTCACCTTTTTTAAAGGCTTTTACGTAGCGATTTGAGTTGACACTTTTGAAAAAACTATTGATGCTTTTGCTTATGTCATTGAATAGATCATGAGTAGACCAACCTAGATTTTTTAGGCTAATTTTCTGTTTAGGAGGCTTCTTAGATTGCCACCCTTTAGTAAACTTGTTGACGGCATCACCGCCCCATTTACCGACAACCTTACCGATTTGAGCACCAACTGCAGCACCTAATGGTCCACCGAACCATAATCCAATGCCACCACCGATTCCTGCACCGATACCTTTACCAATATCTTGACTTCTCTTATCAGCAGAATTTTTGTTCTTAAACGCATTGTAAAAACTAGCTCCTGCATCAATTGCAAGACCAGCTCCTGCCGCAACTGTTCCAACTTTACCAGCTGTGGTTAAATCTTTGAAACTCCCAGCTGAATGAGCCGATTGAAGTAATCCTTTTAATGGACCAGCCCCTGCACCAACATTAAATAAGCCATTTTTAAAGTTAACAGCTTTCTCCATGCCAGTCGAAAAGGCTAAGCCTAACTTAGTACCTGCCAACCCATATGTTTTAGTTGCTGTGCCAATATCTCTACTAATCCACGTGCCGACTAGTAAGTCAGACACCGTACGTTTTACTGCAGCAATACCTTTTAAAAGCTTATAACCAGCAAAAGCTTCAAGCATGACCTTGCCATACTTAGCTACTGTATTTAAATTGTTGCCCTTTCCTAGCCAAGCAATAAAATCTGCTAATTTATTTGCAAGTTTACCAACACCTTCAGAAATCTTAGCAATGCCCTGCATAGTCGACTTTTTATTAAAAGTCTTAACCATTGTTTTTGAAGCTTTAGACAATGCCGGCATCATAGCTGTACCAATATCAATTTGTACAGCTTCAACCGCCTCATGAAACTGTTTCATTTGGTTTTTGGTAGCGTTCATATTCTTATTAGCTAATTTGCCAACATAATCATTTTGGTATGCACTAGCAACCTGCTTGTTAACACGTTCCAGTTCCTTAGTGTTGGTCGCCAAAATTGCCGCTGCATTTTGACCAGTTGTTCCGAAAACGTTATGGAAAAAATTAGATCTATCTGCCTTGGGAACATGATCAGCAATTTCTTGGAAAATCGCTGCTACTGGCTTTAATTTTCCTGCTTTGGTTTTGAAATCGTCAACTGACATGCCATACTTACGCAGAGCATTATCACCTGATTTAGACGGCGTTTGTAAGCTAATTAAAATCTTACGTAACCCAGTACCCGCTTGTTGAGCTGCTAAACCAGAGTTAGATAGGACACCCATAGCACTAGCTGTTTCAGTCAGTGATAAACCAGCTGTGTGTGCAGATGTACCAACATAGTTCATACCAATACCAAGCGATTTAAAATCAGTAGATGTTGCATCGGCAGCCATAGCTAGTTTATTGGCTACAATTTGAGTGTTTTTCAGCATTCCAGCAGTTGATTTAGTACGCATGCCGAACGCTTCCAACACGGAAGTAGTAACTTCCATCGTATCCGCAAAACTATCACCTGAAGCTTTTGAAGCTTGAAGAACCGACTTCATAGCACCAAGCGATTGCTTACCATCATAACCACGCTTGATTAATTCCTGATAACCTTCAGCAATATTATGTTGTGATTCTGCGTATTGGATCGAGTACCTACGGCCATCTTTTTGCATTTGAGCAACTTCTTTGGCCACATCTTTAGACTTTTCGCCGGACGTGACTAATAAGTTGGTGTTTTCAGTTAGTGTTTTTTGCAGTGTTCCAGCTTTTTCAGCGCCTTTAACTGCAAAAGTACCAGCTGTTGCTACACCTGCTGCTAAAGCTATGGTTGCTGTTTTTGCTTTAGCCATAGTTGATTTGACCGAATCTCCGAGCTTGGCAGTAGTTGTTTTTAACTTGTTAATTGATTTATCAGCAACTGCAATGCCAGTAGGATGGAATTTATTAAATTCCGACCTAACTTCTGCTTGTTTATTTTTCAGTTCAGCTAGTGATTTACCAGTTTTGTTAACACGATTTTCTTGTCTCCGATATGCATCACTGCTTTTGCCAGATTCTGCAGCAACCCGCTTTAACTCATCTTCTTGTTTTTTCAGCTGCTGCGTTAAATTAGTGAGCGATGAACGATAGCTGTTCATCTTAACCTGACTAGCCTGGTACTCATTATGTTCAGCTTTTAGCCTAGCCACATAATTACGTGTTGTTTCCGTTGAAGAACGATACTCTTGTTGTAATTTAGCAAGTCCCGATTCGTAGTATTTAAGTGACTCTTTCGCTTTATTTTGTTGACCAGTTAGGGACGCTAACTGAGTTTCTGCACGCTTAATTTGCCCTTCATTTTTAGCGATTTGCTCGCCATATTTTGCAAATTCAAGCTTGCCTTCCTTAGTAGTCCTATCAACGTTCTTTTGCGCCTCTGCAAGATTTTTTTGCTCTCTTGATAAACCAGCAATGTACTCTTTTTGCTTTTCAATCGTAATTTTTAAACCTTCATACTTAGCTTTTGCCATCTCTGAAGATTTACCTACATTTTTAAGCTCTGCACTTTCAGCTTTCCATGCTGAAGTTGCATTAGTAACTGCTTGTCTCAGCTCTCTCAACGTTCGGACTGGCTGACTACCATCTAAGGTGATTTCAGTATTCATCCCACCAACTGGTACTGTTCCTGCCATTTAATTACCTCCTTTCTATTTATCTAGTTCTTCAGCAAATTCCCACAGTGTCTTAGGTCGTTTGTCCCGTGGCTTTGCATTCATTATTTCAATCAACCTTGGATAATCAGTGTTTTCGAAACTTTCAGGAGTCATGTGAGCGTAGATAATCATCTGCTGTTCCGTATAATCAAAATCTTCAATCATCTGCTCATAGGCTCTTACCGGGTCATCATCACTTATCTTCTGACTTTTCGCTTTTGTCAGAATCGAATCCAAGAACTTTCGCAATTACTTCATTTGTAAAGCTCACTACATCTTCAAAATCTGCATTTTCGATTTTCTTTGCCTGATCTTCTGACAAACCTAGCATTGGTTTTAAAAAGCCTGTGTATGTATCAATCAGCTTAATTTGCGCTTCTAGAGATTTAACGATTGATTCATCATTATTTAGATCAACATCATTCATTGCCTGGTCAATCTTCGCAAAATCGCGTTGAGCAATTAAACACTTTCTAATATTTTTACCTGTTGTTGGAATTTCGAATGTTGTTAAATGTAGGTTTTTACCATTTACTTTTACTGCCATAATTTTTCCTTTCGAAAGAAAAAGAACGGCTATCATACCGTTCTTTGATATTATTTTTTGCCGCCACTACCCACCCTACATAGTTAATTATTCGCTGGCATTACTACCTGGTGTTACTGGAGAGCCACCATTATCAGTTGGCTGCTTATTTTCAGCTGTATTATCAACGGTGGTCTGACCAGTTAGATATTTCAGCATATTAACGTAATCGAAATCTCTCTCGTCTGAATAGAACTTCTCATACAAAAGCAAATCAGATGGCCGAGCTTGAGCATTAAGTGTTAATGCATCATGTACGACATTGGGATTTTCTGTATCAGTTTGAATGTTCAACTCTCCTGGCACAAATGTTCCTTTTGGAAAACCAAAATACAAATGAATATGCTTGTTTTTGTTATAAGAGTGCGCAATTACCCCACCATTAACTGGATTAGCTTGTCCCTTACGTGCGTAGCCTCCAAATTTGTCTTTTGTTAGACCTGTTAACAAATCATAAATCTCATGTGGAATATCGTTAGCTGCTAATGCAATTGCAGGTTGCTCTGCCCCAGCATTAACTTCAGCTACCGCATTAGAACCATACACACGTGATACTGTTGGTGCTAGTCCTGTAATATTTGCTTGAGTTGCACCCAACGATGATTCTAGGTCAATCTTGAATAATCCTTTAATTTGTTCACCCGTAACTGGGTCAAAAACTTTCCCCTTGTCACCTTCGTAAGTAAATCCACCATGATCTGGATCTACGTTTAACTTGTCGTTTTGGTCATAGCCCCAAACAATAATGTCGTTTAAACCTGTAATTTCCATTTAATTTCTCCTTTTAAAAAA